TCTACGAATGGACAACCCTCGACACGGCATGGGCCTCACAGATGTGCTGGTTCATGCCCGGTTCTGCCGTCACCATCACGGACGACAATGGAAATTCACAAACTTTTGTAAAGGAGTAATGACCTATGATCGGAAGAACGATCGCTATCGACGACACTAATTTCATCTTCAAGACCAATTTCACCGGTGATCCCACCAGAGACCGTTTTGGCGATTCCAGGCGAAAGGCCAACGTGCTGATCCCCGATCCTGAGCAGGCGAAGGATCTGATCAAGGCCGGCTTCAAGGTGCGCGAAACCCGTCCCGGCCCGGATGATGACCCGAGCGAGTTCGTGCCCGAATTCTTCATACCGGTACTGCTGAAATACCGTAATCGTATGGATCAGCCGGTGAAGTATCCGCCCAAAGTATATTTGGTGAGCGGAGACGGCGAGCCGGTGTTGCTCAATGAAGAAACGGTGCACTGCATCGATGAGATTCGGGTGAAGAACGTGAACGTCATCCTGAATCCGTATGAGTATGACCCGGCGAACAACGGCCTGAGCCTGTATGTTCGCACCATGTATGTTGAACAGGACCTGGACGACGATCCATATGCCGCCAGATACCGTTCCCGCCGGGACGACGGAGAGGGGCTGCCGTTTTAATGTACATTCTGACACAGGGAGACCGCGAAAAAGCGGAGGAGATCCGAAACGAAGCGAAGATATTCCGGTGCTACCTGTGCGGATGCCGTTGGAAGGCGAATCGGGACGATTACGTTCGGAACTACAACTACCAGGGAAACAGCTATATCCTGAGCAGCGTGTGCCCATGCTGCAACGAAGTGATTCGCCTGGAGGAACCAGCGTAATCGTCCCAAATCCTCAAGAGAAAGCAGGGATGGAAATGGCAAGGATCAATCTTTACGAATACCAACTGGACGCTATCGAACGGATGAAAAACGGCTGCGTTCTTTGCGGCGGCGTAGGCAGTGGTAAAAGCCTGACAGCGATCAGCTACTACTACCTCGAAAATGGCGGACAGCTGGAGAGCCTGGTTGGCGACGATTATATTCCAATGGACGACCCGCCGATGGATCTGTACATCATCACGACGGCCAGGAAGCGGGACACCTTTGAATGGGAAAAAGAGCTTGCCCCATTCCTGCTTTCCACAACCAAGGAGACAAACCTGTACGGCAATCGCGTGGTGGTTGACAGCTGGAACAATATCGCCAAATATTCCGAGGTGGAGAACGGCTTCTTTATATTTGACGAGCAGCGCGTTGTAGGGAAGACGACGCAGAAGTGGGTCAAAAACTTTCTCGTCATCGCCAAACACAACCGATGGATCATGCTGTCTGCGACACCGGGAGACAAGTGGATCGAATACATGCCGCTGTTCATCGCCAATGGTTTCTACAAGAACAGCACCGAGTTCCAGCGGGAGCATGTCATCTACTCCTACGGCTTCCAGAACTATCCGAAGATCGAAGGCTACCGGTTTGAATCCCGATTGGAGCACTATCGGGATTATATTCTGGTGGACATGGACTTTCATCGCCAGACGGAAGCCCACCACGAGGATATTTGGGTGGACTTCGACAGCGGGATGTACCGTAGCCTGATACGCACCCGCTGGGACCCATGGAAGGAAGAACCAATCGAGAACGCCGGCGGACTGTGCTACTGCCTGAGAAAAGCGGTAAACAGCGATGAAAGCCGACAGCGGGCGGTTCTTGAGATCGCGGAGAGCCATCCGAAGGTGATTATATTCTACAGCTTCGATTATGAACTGGAGATCCTCAAATCCCTTGGATGGCCGAAAGATACGGTGATGGCGGAATGGAACGGGCACAAGCACGAATCGATTCCGAAGTCAGACCGATGGGTATATTTCGTGAACTACAGCGCCGGTGCTGAGGGCTGGAACTGTACGGAAACGGATACCATGGTGTTCTATTCCCAGAACTACAGCTACAAGGTCATGGTTCAGGCCAGCGGACGGATCGACCGTCTGAATACGCCGTTCCACGACCTTTACTATTATCACCTGAAAAGCCGAAGCGGCATCGATATCGCGATCAGTCGGGCTTTGGCAGACAAGAAGACATTCAATGAAAGCAGATTTGTGAAGTGGTAGCGCGTTGTTTTCATGTCCTTTTGTGAAGGAGGTGTACTTACATGAAGTACCATTTTTGTGTAAAAAGACCGAAAGAAGGAGACGTTAACAACGAAGTCGTCAAGATGGCAAGAGTTCTACTTAAAGGTGGCACTGTACACTGGGGAAAGAGAGGACAGGTAGTAGCATTCACGGAACCTCTTCACAGCGACGGAACACCGGCAGTAGAACTCGGCTATCTCAACATGCTTGTTAAAGCTCCTTTGATGGACTATCTGAGGGACAAGAAAAGGCTTGGTAAGATCACCGTAATCACAAAAGGATGGACTAAAATAATGAAGGGAAAACCTAAAATCTACCCTCGTGCATAAAGTACGAGGGCTTTTAGGTTTTGTTCTCTTTTATATTTGAAAGGAGAAAATGAAGATGGATAATCAGAATCAGAAGAACCGTGAGGAAGAATTCGAGAAGAAGCTCCAGAGAATCGAACGGATCGCTCTGATCGTTTTGAGCGGGGCATCCGTCGTGGCGGCGCTCTACTGCCACAACCAGATGAGGAAGTCTGTGAAGCTGCTGAACAAGGCCGCCGACAGTGTGGCAGAGCTGACCGTGGTGGATGTGCAGCAGGGTATCATCGACCGGGCCATCAACAACGCGGCCAATCGTGAAGTCGGCAGAGCCGTGACCAGAGCGGTCCGGCTGGTGGAGGACGAGATGACCAGCGAGACCCAGAAGCGGGTTCGGAGCGCCGTGCAGCAGTGCCAGGGCAAGCTGCAAAAAGCAGTTACGGACGCCATCGCCAAGGAGGCGGCGAAGGTGGACAAGGACGACATCATGGAAGAGGCTACCGAGCGGGCGAAGGAGATGCTGCTGGAGCGGTTCGATGGCAAGCTGGATGGGCTGATGAGCGACTACCAGCGGAATCTGGACAACGTGGGCAAGATCTACCAGTCCATCGCCTCTTCCATGGCGGATAAAGCGGGTAAGGACGTTACCCTGAAGCTGGGCTAAGGTACTGGTGGACATGTTCATCAAACACATCAAGTTTCCTGAGGATTGGGACAACACGACAAGAATCAGCTTCCTGCAAAGGCGGGTGATCGTTCATTCAATCCTCTACTATGAGATGTCAACCAGCGTCATCAGTGATATTCAGTTTGACACGCTCAGCAGACAGCTTGTTGCGCTGATGCAATCATCCACCAAAGAGGAGTGCGAGGCAAGCACCTACTGGTATTGTATGAGCACCTTCGACGCTTCGACCGGCTTTTATATTTACTCCAGTCTGAGCCAACACGACAAGGCCTATCTTAAAGGCATTGCAAGGCTGGTGCTTTACAATTATAAGAAGCATATATTGCATCAAGTATAAGGAGGTGATGAGTAATGCAGCAGGTTCCGGTTGCACCGACGGAGGTGCTTCTCGTGAGCTTCGACCTGACGCACGGTGAGGATAACAAAATCTGCATCGTCGGCAAAAAGGCCGGTGACCAAGGAGCGATCACGATCGTAAACGCCTTTGAAGGCCAGAAGGCCGTTGATATTTTCAGGCTGTTGACGACTGTTCAGACAAAACAGGAGGTAAAGAAAGAAGAATAACTTCAAGTTTGAGATTGGTCAGCTTGTAGCGACCCGTGGTGTGGCGGACTTGCAGATGGAAAATCGCGAGTTCGCCTCTTTCATCGATCAGTGCTTCAATCGCTATATTCAGTGCGATTGGGGCGATACCTGTGAAGAGGACAAACGAAGCAACCGTTACGCCGTCAAGCATGGCGAACGGATATTGGCCGAGTACAAGCACACAACGCATCCCGACTGGCGTATCTGGATCATCACAGAGTGGGACCGGAGCGTTACGACAATTCTGTTCCCTGACGAATACTAACCGAACTTTATATTTGAATTGGAGGAAAGAGAAAATGAAGAAGTTTGAATTCACCGGTGAAACCATGACCACTTTCTTTGGGAAGACCCTGCACCGCATTCGCGCCATTGCCGACATCATCAATTCCGTTGGTGATGTGATCGTTAAGGCCGGACAGCTCGGCGGCTGGCTTGAGAAAGAGGAGAATCTTTCTCAAGACGGCAATGCGTGGGTCTACGGCAATGCGTGGGTCTACGGCAATGCGC